GCTGCTCCAGCAGCTGCGGAAGCCAGATCCCAAGGCGTGGATCCGATCGGCCTGCTTCACAAGTCGAAAACGATGGCAAGATCGGGTATAAACAATCTGACCGTTGTTGCTAAGGACTCTGGAAAGACATGAAGCTCCCCTCACGGCACATCGGACCCTGGACCCGCGAGATCATTGACGAGTGCATGGTGAGCCGGGAGGCCCGCCGCACCCAAGGGCGTCAGATGACGAGCCTGTATTACAACGGCTCCCTGTCCGGATCGGCCAAGGACAACCTGTGCTACAGCCACATCGACAAGCTGAGCTCATATCTGTTCAGCCCCTCCGACGTGCGTTTCGATGTCACGTTTGAGGCCGACGAGACGCAGAAGTGGATGGGCGCCGCCGATCTTTCAGCTCGTCACCTCACGCGTGAATTCCGCAGAACCCGGTGCGGTCTGGCCTTCGCCCAAGCTGTGGACATGTCCCTGATCAAGGGCTGCGCGATCATCAAGCTTCTGTGGAGCGCCAAGGGCTACCAGACGCAGATCATCAAGCCTGAAATGTTCGGCGTGCTGCGCGAGGACATCGAGGATCTGGACGAGCAGGACGCGTTCAATTTCAGCTACTACATGACGCCTGCCCAGTTCGAACGGATGATGCTGGGCCATCCCAAGGCCAAGGAAATCAGCGCCGAGGTCATTGATCGCAACGCGACCATGACCCGCGAGAACTTCGAGCAGGACTATTTCCACGAGATCGTCGTGGGCGGAACCCAGCCCATCAGCACGACGGGCTCAAACAATCAGCGGGGATCGGTCTCGTACCAGAGCGTGCCAACCCCAATGCTCTCGCCAGAAGTGGCCAGCCAGCTGATCCGCATTGATGAATGCTGGATCATGAACGACGACGCACGCGATGGTCAGGGCGACTGGACGTGCATCCGAATGGTGGGCGATGTCGTAATTGATGGTGAGTACCGCTATCAGAATTTGTGCGACATCCCAGGCCACAACCCGTTCATCAAGGTGTGCCCCAACGAGGTCGCAGGCTATTTCTGGGGCCGGTCTGAACTGGCCACGGTCCAGAACCCGCAGCTGTGGCTGAACGAGCGCCTCGAGGATCTGGACCGAATCTTCCGCCGCCAAGCCAACCCGGCCAGATCCTTTACCGGCTTCTCCGCGATCACCGACGAGAAGGCCCGCATCCTGGGATCTCCCGGCGGGATCCTGACGGACGCCCAGGCCCCCAACGCCAAGATCGAGACCCTGGCTCCCCAGATGCCGCCCAACGCGCTGGAATACATCCAGATGATCCGCAAGACGTTTGAGGACGCCGGCGGGTTCACCTCGACCACCTCTGGCCAGGGAGACGCAGGCGTCAGGTCGGGCGCGCAGGCCAACGCCATGCTGAAGACCTCCAGCCCTCGCCTGAGGGACCGGGCCCTGATCGTTGAGGATCAGTGCGCAGCGCTGGGAGATCTCTGCCTGCGCATGTCCCAGGTCAAGGACGCGCGCGTGTTCTCCCTTCCCAAGAAGGGCGGGCTCGCCGGCATGTTCTCAAGCGTGAACGAGTTCATGCTGAGCCAGCTGCCCGACGATGCACAGGTCTCGGTGGACAGCCATACGTCCTCGCCAGCGTTTTCTGGCGACAATGCCCAGCTGGCATTTGCTCTTGCGGGCCGAGGCGCGATCGACGGCGAAGCGCTGATCAAGATGACCCACCCGCCCTATCAGGACGAGCTCATCCTGTCCTACCGTCAGCGCGAAGAGGCCAAGGCCCAGTTCATGCAACAGCACCCGGAACTGGCCGTACCGCACGGAAAAGGCAAGAAATAAAGTCTTTTGAAAAGACTGTACCGCCGAATACTAAAGCTATATTTTGATCTTGTTGCGCCATCTATTGGGTGATGGTATCTTATTGGCACGCAGGCTTAGGGGTTTACCTCGCGGTGACTGCCGATTGGCCGGGGGTCGTAGTAATGCGAACTCCTCCCCCCGGTGTTTCTAATAAGGAGACCGCCCAATGCGCAAGGGTCGTAAGCACCGCCGGAAGTAATCCCGTGCAGCGTTAGGCTGCACCGGATTCTCACAAACCTAGGAAGCTCTAATGGCATTGCCTCCCCTACCAATGACGCCTCCGACCATCGGCTCTGCCGGTGCTGCCGGACCCCGCACTGGCAACCCCGGTGCGGCGGCTGACGCCATGACGAAGGTAAGGGAGGCAATCCACCTTCTGGAAATGGCTCTGCCAACTCTTGCGGTGGGATCTGAGCAGCACAAGGCCGTGCTGAAGATGATCCAGGATGGCGCGAAGATCGCGCCCGCCGGCCAAGAGGGACAGGGTGTCCAACAGACCGCTCTGCTGGGTCTGATGGAACGCGCCAAACAGATGCAGCAGATGCAACAGCTACAACAGCCTGGACAGGGTCAACCCCCTCCCGGTGGAGCTCCTGGTGGAGCCCCCGGTGGTGCTCCCGGCGCTCCGCCCCAAATGCCAGGAATGTAAGGAACCGACCATGGCCACGCTCCCCACCTCGCCTGCTTTCAATCCCCCGACCCCCTCGCTCGAGCCGGATGAATCCATCGTCCGCGTGAACCTGGGCGTGGTCGAGATCGGCAACCGCATGTCGCAGCAGCCGAAGGACATCAAGAACGCTTTCCCGGTCACTCACATTCCGAACGGTAAGTGACCCTTAACCGCTAGCAAGGACGCCCCCTCCTATGGCTGAAGTTGTTGTAGACGAAACCGAGCTGAACGCTCTTGTCGCTGGCAAGAAGCTGCTGGAGCAGATCAACAATGATCCGCGCACCCGCCCGCTTCTGACCCGCGCGATCAAGGCGCACTATCCGAACACTCGTACGGATGAGGACGTGGCTGCTGAAGTGGCCAAGCCCTACATCGAAGAGGTCCGCCAGACCAAGGCGCAGCTCGAAGAGATGTTCGGAAAGATGGCTGCGCGCGACCAGTACGAGCAGGAGCGCCAGACGCTGTCCCAGCTCGACCAGTCGTTCTCTCGGTTGAAGAAGACCTACGGCTACAACGACGAGGGCATTGACAAGATCAAGGCCCTGATGATCGACCGATCCATCCCGGATCCGGATGCTGCCGCCGCCCTGTTTGAGCGGCAGAACCCGAAGCCGACCGAAGCACGTTCTTCCTGGGAGCCCGACGCTTGGGACTTCAAGGACAACGCCGTGGAAGTGGATGTTGCTGGACTGTTTGCGGATCCCGAAAAGTGGGCCGACCGTGAAGTTGGGCGCATTCTGGTGGATATCCGAAGCAACCAAGATTCCTGATCACGGCTAAAGGGGAGTACCTATGCCAGTCTACGGTTCCGGGGTAGTCCCCGCTAGCGGCAGTATTACAAACGAACTGACCGCAGTCATGCGTCGGGCCTTTGTGCCCAAGCTCGTCGTGCAGATCTACTCTGCGGCTCCTGTGCTGTCTCTGCTCATGCGGAACGCCCAGCGCGCTCGTGGTGGTCTGTCTCAGGTCACTGTCCCGGTTCAGGGTTCGCAGTTCGTGAACTTCAACTGGGCCGGCTATGACGGCGGCTTCCCGCAGCCCCAGGTTCTGGCCGCTACTCAGCAGGCCGCGTGGAACCTGTCGGTTGGTACGGTTCCGATCCCGCTGCTGGGGATGGAAAGCCTCCTGCAGCAGACCGAGACCATCATTCCGCTGGTCAAGGCGCGTATGGCTGACGCCAAGACGGTGGCGGTGCAGGCGATCTCGACCGCCCTGTTCGGTTCGGCTGCGTCCAACTCCCTGGCCATCAATGGCTTCCAGGACATCTACGATGACGGCACCTCGGTGGCCTCGTACGGCGGTCTGAACCGGAACAGCAACGCGTTCTGGAAATCCACCAAGATCAGCACCTCGATCACCCCGTCGCGTACCACCATGATGACCCGCATCATGCAGCTGACGAAGATTGCCGGTGGCGAAAGCCCCGACTTCGTCATCATGAGCCTGTCGGACTGGACCACGCTCTTGACCGACTTCATGTCGGTGGAACAGTTCAACACCGATCCGGGCATCAAGTACGGCAACGACGACGCCGTGAACGCGGGCTTCCGCGCTCTGATGCTGGGCAACATCCCGATCCTCGCAGACCCGTTCTGCCCGCTCGGCACGGCCTACATCATCAACTCCAAGTACCTCGGCCTGTACATTTCGGAAGACGCGAACTTCGCGTTCTCTGGCTGGCACTCGCTGATCGCCAACAACCAGATCGCCAATGTCGGAGTGATCATCGCAGCCATGGCTCTCGTGAATACGAAGCCGTCGTCTGGGATGCAGCTTTCCGCCATTGCCGGCGCCAGCTTCTAAGGAGCCCTCACCATGGCTATTACTCCCATGCGCGGAGCCGGTATCGGGCTCCCCCTCAACCCAGGTCTTGTGACCCCGTACACCGGCCCGGTTTTCGGAAACGAAATCCAGCTGCAGGGTGGTCAGACTTTTCTGATCCCCGCTGGTCAGTGGGTCATCACGCCGGGTCCGTACACGTTCATCCAGTTCCTGGATCCGATCACGGGCATCTGGCGCAACTTCCCGAACGCGGGCAATACGCCCACCCTGGTGTCGTCTGACGGGCAGAACTTCCGCCTCGCCAACGTGACCGGTCAGCCGGTTGCAGCTGTCGTGACCAACTCTGGTTCGGGTTACACCTCGACCCCGACTGTCGCGGTTTCCGGAACGGGTGGTTCGACCTGGAAGGCAATCGTCGGCGGCGCAATCTCGACCACGCTGACGATCACCACGGCTGGCGCAGGTTACAACTATCCGCCCGTCGTGATCTTGTCCGCGCCGCCTGCCGGTGGTGTGCAGGCCACGGCGATCGCCACCCTGTCCTCGGGCGTTCCGTCTTTCACCGTGATTGATCAGGGCGCGGGTTACACCAGCGCTCCGACCGTGACGGTGATCCCGGATCCGCGTGAAGCCACTGCTTCGACGCCGGGTCCGACGACTGCGGTCGTGGCCACCACTGCTCTGGTTGCCTCCGGTTCTGCCGGTGGTGCTCAGACGGTGTCGGCAGTGATCTGCACCAACCCCGGCACGGGCGTTCTGGCCGGTACGGCGATCCCGACGCTCACCTTCTCGGGTGGTGGTGGTTCGTCTGCGGCAGCGACGATCGTCATGTGCATGTGCGCGACCCCGACCAACTCGGTGGTCACGGGCACGTACTCTGGTTTCGGCACGAACAACTTTGCGCTGCGCACCATTGGCGGTCTGAACGCGTCCACTCCGACCGTGAAGAACCCGACCCTGGGTGCCAACGTGTTTACGCCTCGTCAGGCTCAACTGTTCAACGCGACCAATGCCGGCGCGATTGCAACGGCCCAGCTGACCGGCGCGACCGTGGTTGACGGTGGTCTGTTCCAGGCCATCCCGAGCACGGTGATCGACACGGCCATCACGGGAACCTCAACCTTCCCGACTTTTGGCACCAGCATCACGCTGGGTCTCGGTGCGTCCCCGACCGATACCAGCTTGATCCAACCCTTCTAATCTGAACGATCTCTTCGCGTGGGGGCACGCTTAGGGCATGATGGGGGATCGGTGCGGCGACGTGCCGGTCCCCCAACTGTTTTGAGGAAATGGCATGGCGCTGGCGCAGTACCTGACCGACACAGCTCTGCTGCTGAACGATCCGAACTATCTGTTCTTTTCGCAGCTGACGCTGACCAACTATATCAACCGCGCGCGAAACCGCGTCTGCGAACTGACCCAATGCGTCCGCGTCCTGCTGCCCTCCACGAGCTCCATAACGCTTGTGAGCGTGGGTAGCGTGGGATCTGGTTACACGGCTCCTGTGGTCACTGTGAGCGCTCCAGACGGCATCAATGGCGGCACCCAGGCTGTGGTGACCGCCAACCTGACCGGAACGACCATATCAAGCTTCACGATCGTGAACGGTGGGTCTGGATATGTGCTCACGCCCACCATCACGATCACGGATCCTACGGGCGTTGGGGCTACGGTGGGAACCATCACCCTGTCTGCCGGGGTCAAGACGGTTGTGAACCAGGAAGTCTACACCTTCGCGAGTTTCATCCCGGCCCTGCAACTGGCCCAGCCTGGGGCTTCTGAGATTATCGGCCTGCAGTCTGTCTCGGTGTCCTGGGGCTCGATGAAGCCCACGCTGGATTACAAGAGCTGGACGACCTTCCAAGCCCAATACCGCGCGTGGAATGTGGGCCAGCAGAACTACCCAGCGATCTGGTCTCAGTATGGTCGAGGCAGTGGCGGGCAATGTTACCTGTGGCCCATCCCGGCTGTGGTGAGCCAGATGGATTGGGACGCGTATTGTAATCCGATCCCTCTAGTGACGGACGCTACGGTCGAGGCAATCCCGGATCCGTTCACCGCGAGCGTGAAATACTACGCGGCGTATCTGGCCTATCTGAACGCCCAGCGTAAGGATGATGCCCAATTCATGCAGGCCCTGTTCCAGCAGAACCTGATCGAAAATGGTGTGGCCACCACACCCTCCAACGCGCCCAGCGCCTATGACAGTGAGGTCTGGTGATGGGTGTCCCACGCGCAGGGAATAGCCAGGAAACGCCTATTGAAGAATGGGTGATTGAAGACTTTGGGTCATTGGACACCAAGGTTCTTCGCCCTGCGGTCAAGGACAGTG